CTCAACCCGTCATCGAAATACTCCACCGTGCACGCCTGCTCCCGGGCGAACTGCTCCACCGCCGCCTTGACCGCCTGGTTGTCGCAGTCGTCGGCAAGAATCACTCGGGAGCCGGCGACAAGCCGGAGATCGGCCAAGGCACCTTCGTAGGAGTGATCGCCGTCGATGTGCGCGAAGTCGGCCGGCGGCAGAGACTTGATGGCGTGGCTGTCCACCACGATCAGGTCGGCGTCGATCTCGTGCCGCTCCACCAGCCGCCGCCAGTGGGCAAGGCAGTCGTAGGAGTCGGCATCCATCGCCCCGTCAATGCACAGATAACTCGCACCCGGGGCGGCCTTGTGGAACGTCAGCAGCGAGTAGCCGCAGCGGGTGCCGATCTCGATCACACGCCGGGGTTTGTAACGGCGGAAGATCTCGCCCTTCATCGCGTAGTGGAATATCACGCGGCTGTCGCAGCCGAACCAATCATCCTCCCGCCAGTTGCTCTCAAGGGCACGGCGGACGGTCTCGGTCCAGGCTGCGGAGGTCGTCACTCCCATGCGTCACCCATGATGTTGACCACGTCGGCAATCGGAATCCGGGCCAGCCACGCCTCGGCGTCATTGACGCCGAACGATGCCATCAGCGAGTCGCTGTCGTTCACGCACAAGCCGGCACAGAACTCAATCGTTCGCGATTCGCGAAACGCGAAAGGCGGGGACACCCGGGCGATTTTCCAGTCCGCCGCCTCGTCGAATGTCACGAACCGGTGTTCGTAGACCCGCCGGCCACCGGAGACGGCGACCTCGTGGACGATCGCCCACCACAAGCCCGGTGCCCACGGGTGCTCGACAAGCTGCGACCCGCCGCGGAAGCCCCGGGCGACCGGCGGAGCCTCGGCGTGAGCCGTCACGCTCCAGTCGTCGCCGTCATCGCGGACGAGGCACGTCCGGCCTTCCAGGTTGCAGTGGTAAAGGAACTCCCGCCTGCCGGTGATCGGCATCCAGTTTTTCTCGTGCCGGCCGTCGATTGTTGCGTGGACGCGCAGCCCGTCGATACGATCGACCAAGTCCAGGCGGCCGACGCCGATCCGGCAGGTGCCGTCCAGGCCGGCACAGTTGCGGACGGTAGCCGATACGATCAGCCTGCCGTCCACGGAGTTGAGCCGCACGTCTTCCAGCCCCTCAACGGGGTAGCCTGTCGTCTCGTAGTCGGCCGACCAGTATGTGGCCTGGTCGCGGCCTGGAATCCATAGGCAGTTCTTTGTCTTGATCGTCTGGCTGTCTTCCGGAGGCATCACATACCGGCCCTCCACGATCCGGTAGTTGCTGGACCGGACGTTGACCAGCATCCGCCCGTGGTGAATCACGACCGACGGATTGAAGAGCGACCAGCCGGGGGCAGCGGACTCGACTTCGATCGGCTTGAACGCGGCGTTCACGCCGAGATCCAGCAGCGTCTGCGTGTACCAGGTTCGATTGCTGCGAACTTTCTCTTCCTTCTCCGGCGAGAGAGGAAGCCGCAGCAGGCGTTCGCACGCCCGGCGGCCAGCGGCTTCCTCGCCGACGTAGTAGGCGTGGGCGGCGATTCGGTGAAGGTGTTCAATCATGGTGTTCACCCGTTCACCGACAAGGCTACCGAAATACCAGTGGGCGTAAACCCCGGGATTTCATGCGGAAAACACTGTAATCCGTGGCGGCGTCCATCGTTCGACGCGGGAAGGCATCAGAGGGTCGCCGCCTCGCCGATAAACCGGATGAACACATCGCGAAACACGGTCTCTGGAACCTGCTCGAACTCGCCGGACAACAGAACTCCCGCCAGCGTTTCCGGCTGGATCGCGTCGGCCCCGACTGCAAGGTAGACGAGCCCATCGGCGTCCGACGGCAGATCGGCTGACGGCGGGATCGCGGTCAGCGTTCTCCGCTCAATGTCTGGATAGCCCAGCGACGAGTCGAGCATCGACCGAACAGACTCATACGCGGAGGGTGTTGAGCGTAGGCAGATCATGCGATCGTGATCCCCCACTTCGCGCCGCAGTAAGACTCCAGTCGCGAGAACGACGCGGTGGACAGGACGCCCTCGTAAAACACCATCTCCGCGACGCCTCGCAGCGAGCCGCCGCCGCCGAAGTTTCCGAGAAAGAGGTTCGTCGATGCGTTGCCGGTCGCGGCCGCGTTGGTCGACGTGTTTCCCATCGACACCGCCGTCCCGTTTACTCGCGTGATTACGCGCGAGGCGGCGGTGGCGTTTGCGTTGTCGAACGCCACGGACAGGACCGCGTAGCCGTTGGCAGATGGAAACGCATTGTTCGCGAATCCGCTTGACGTTCCCTGCCCGCTTACGCCGCGGTTTACCCCGGCCACGAATCCATTGTTTCGCGTGACGGATGAACGGTCGTCGGAATAGATGCCGAATCCAGTCGAAGCAGTTGACGTGTTTGAGTTGGTGAGGATGTATCGGATCGCGTTCGGGTCGCTACTGCTGTCCTGCTGGAGAACCATGACAAGCGAGCCGCCGGTGGCGTTGTGCATGTAGTTGAACGCCGCCGTGCTGCTCGCCCAGGCGAGCGCCTCGGTCGCGTCGAACTCGACCACGCCCCTCCCGTTCAGCCCGGTGGAGTTGTAGGCAGGCTGCGACGCTGCCGTGAACTGCGTCGCGTGCGTCAGGTTGCCGCTCTTGTCTCGCCACTCGGCGACGTTTCCGGAGTTGAGGCTGACGGAGGCGGAATCCGCGCCGTCGAGCCACATCTTGCATCCGGCGATGTAGCGTGGATCGAAAACGCCATATGATCCGCTAGCCGACGCGATGCCGGCGGACGAGATGCGTCGCGGATTTGTCAGCCTGGTGACGCTCACGTCAGCTCCGAGCCGAAGGCCGAGAACGAGACGTTTGCCGTACTCGCGTAGACGCTCACGACATCGGTCGCCGCGAGCGAGACGCCGAGCGTCAGGAAGACGCTATCGTTCGCAGCGAGACCAGAGTCGTAGGCGATGTATTGAGCGTTCGCGATGCTTGCCCCGGCGGGGCTGATCGCGATCCGGAACGTTACGAGGCTCGCCGACAGGTTCGCGACAGACAGCGTCGAGAGGACCGTCGAGGTTGACGCCGGGACCGTATAGAGCGTGGTGAGCGTCGTCGCGGCGGGGTTCGACTGCCCGAGGACGCGGTAGGCGGCTGGCATGTGCTACATCCCGGCGAGGAGGAATGGGTGGAGGATCACGAGATTCGGCAGGCGGGTCTCGGGGAGCGTGCCGCTCGTCAGGTCGGCCGCCGACCCGCTGGACGCGACCGCAGCCAGCCCGAGATTGGTCCTGGCCGTCGCGGTGTTCCCGAGGTTCGCGAGGTTGTCGGCATTGTTGAGCAGGAGCCGCTCAACGTTGCCGGAGTCGCGATACCGCAGCGTGTCCGCCACCGCGTAGACATCGCGGGCCGCGGGGCTGCCGCCTGCGCCGGACGGCGCGTTGAGCCGGCCGGTGGAAACCAGCGTCGTGAACGTCCCCGCCGCTGGCGTGGTGCCGCCGATTGCCGGGGGCGACACGAGCGAGAGTCTCGCGACCGGGAGAGTCCCCGAGCCAAGATCGGACGCGGAGCCACTGGTGGCGACGGTCGCGAGGCCCGACACCGAACCGGCCGCGATGGTGGCGGCCGTCGTGAGGACGCCGCCCGTCGTGGTCACGACGATCTGCCCACTCGTCGTGCCGATCGCCCCCGCGTTCGTCACGTTGCCGTGGGAGTGGCTGGTCGGAGTACGGGCGTTGGTGAGTCGTGTGTCGGTCGCGATGACGACCATCGACCCAGACGCGTTTTCGCCATTGCCCGGCACGTCGTATCCGGCGGCCGTCCCAAGGGTCGAGACGATTGTCGAGAGCTGCGTGATGTCGCCCTGGAGGTTTGCCGTCCCCAGCGTCGACGTCACCTGGGCCTGCGTCACCGTGATCGGGTCGGCCCCGCCGCTGCCGTGCGTGGCCGCGTGGGCCGACGGCGCGAACGTCGAGGGCTTGCCGGTGATCCCGGCCCAGGTCGAAGCCGACGTTTGCTCCGTCCACGTCGCGAGGTCCGCACCCAGCCGCCAAACCTTGCCGGTGGCTGTCACGAACACCAGCATCCCCTCTTCACGCCTTGGCGTCGGGATCGCGTCCCGGTCGGTGTTCGTCGCCACCGTCCGATAGCCGCCGAGCCCGTAGGCCGCTGCGTGCGTCGGGTGCACGTCCGCCGTGTCCAGCGGCACGATCGGGGCAACGACGTTGGTTCCAGGGATACCAGCCATCACGCCACCTCCACGAGAACGCTGCCGGTCACGGGGTATGTAGAGCGGTAGATCGTGTAGGGCTTGGCGGTCTGGCCGCTGAGCGTGATCGACCGGGAGGTGGCCTGGAAGGCCGTGACACGGAAGCCGTTCACAGCGACCAGCGGCGTGCCGAACGAATCGGGCAGCACGATGTAGAGGTAGGCGGCAGCCGCCGTCACCTGTTGCGAAATACTCCGACCGGTGCCGAGGTCGAGCGTGAGCTGGGCGACGATCTCGGCGTCAGTGATCGCCGCGGACGTGGACGAGCCGACCGCACGCACGAGCAGCGTGTCATTCGCAGCGGCAGAAGCACCGGACACGACCATTGTGTGGATCCGCCTGAGAGTCTCGTTTCTGTCCGACCACCGCCAATGGTGCTGGGCACCAGGAGGAACCATCACCTCGTAGGTCGTGCCCCCGTAGACGATCCGATCGCCCTTCTTGGGATCTTGGGCGAGGTCGGTCGTGTCTACGAGGAAGTCCCTCGTCTCCGTCCGTAGGATCTGGCCGGCTGAATCCACCGATTCCCACTGGCCCACCACGACCGTCGCCCGCACTGTGCGGGTGAGTCCGACGGTGGGATGATACGAAACCTCCGTCGCCAGATGCTCACGCCGCTGCGATCGAAACCACGTCTCGCCGTTGGCGATCATGTCCTGCATGGTTCACCAGAAAGCGAAGAGGACCGGGCACGGCCGGTAGCGTGGCCGTACCCGGTCCCTTGCGTGGGGTCGATCACGAGCCCGGCCAGAGGAGCACGGCCACGGTGCGATCGGTGGCCAGCCGGGCACGAGCCAGGTAGCCGCAGGCGGTTCCGGTCGTGGCGTCGAACACGCCGGAGGTTGCGTACCACCGATAGGCGGTGCCCTGGGCACCGGTCACGCCGGTGGTGAACACCGGGCCGGTCACGACGCCGTTGGTCAGCACCGCACCGAGGTCGTTGGCGGCGATCGCCCGCTCCGCCATCGTCACCAGAGAACCGAGAACGACGATTTCGCCGGCCGCCACGCCCGTGGTGGGCGTGTAGTCCAACTTGTCACCATCCGAATAGAACGAAGCCATCTGAGGGAACCTTTCGTAACTGAGGGAGTTGGTAGTGAGCCCCGGCCGGCGGGTTTGGCCCCCGCCGGCCGGGAATGGATCACGTCACGATCACGAGGTCGCCATGCGGTAGGTCGAGCGGGCCTCGGCCTTCGCCACGCCGTAGGCGTAGTAGCCGCGGAACTGGATGCCGAGCTGGTTGAAGTCGGCATCGGCCTGCTGAACAACCGGGGTGGTCATACCGTTGAGGTAGGCCACCTCCATCGCCGGGAGGTCGTTCGGATCGGCCATCAGCCACCACGTCGAGGTGGAGGTCAGGTAGGCCGAAGAAACCACCCGATACCGGCCGGCGAGCACGTTCGCGGTCGGCTCCACAACCTTGCTCGAGGTCGAGCCGAGGCTTGACGACATGAGCAGGGATTGCGTCATCAGCTGGGCAGCCGTCAGCTCCAGGTCGGGCGGAACGAGCAGGATCCTGGGCGTGATGCCAAGGAGGTTGCCGTCCGTGTCCAGGAGCTTCCGGTATGCGATCGCCGCCGTGGAGAGCGAAGCGAACGCCAGGGCGTTGCCACCAGCCGGCGTTGCCGCCTGGTAGTACGAACTGTTCGACGCCTGGAACTCGGTCCAGAAGTCGATGTTCTTCTTGATCGCCGCACCACGACCGAGACGCACCGGCACCTGGGTCAGGGCACCGAGGTCGTCGTTCACGATGTCCACCATCGACACGGACGAGAGCCGCCCGTAGAGCTTCGCCCGCAGGGTGCGAGTCTCGTCGGTCGCGTCGGCCGACTTGATCTCGCCGCTGGGGCCAACCTCCTCAAACACGAACCCACCGTTGAGGCGGACGCCGGTCACGGTCTTGAAGTCAGCCACGGGGCGGACGTTCGAGATCTGATCCGACACGTTCTCGACGGCGTTGAAACCCTGGAGCAGGAACTTGCCGTAGGTCGCGGCCAGCACGTTGCTGATGCTGTGGGTCGCGAAACCCGTGGCCTGAATCTGCCCGAACGCATGGGCGAAGATTTCCTTCGCGTTGCCATGCGTCACCTTGCGGTCGTGTCCCTTCCAGCCGTTCGCACGGGCAGCGTCAAGGAGAAGCGACTGCAGGCCCGCCTCGGAACGCCGCTTGTCGGCGGCCTCCAGCGTCCGCTCGTCGAAGTGCTTCTCCAGGTTTTGCAGGCCGGCGACGATGCACAGGGTGGCCTCCGCCACCTTCGCCTCGGTCGAGCGGTGGGCCTGGATGTCGGCCTCCGTCGGAACCGGGGCAGCGGGCCGGCTGGCACGAACTTCGTGCAGCCGCTCCGCCTTGATCGTCTCGCGGACGACGCTGGCGATTTCCTCGGCCGTCAGCGGCTTCGGCTGGCTGGCCTGGATGGCCGGGGTCTTCTCCACGGCGACGCTCGCCGTGTCTTCCGCCGATGCCTTGACGGCATCGACAGGCGTCTCGTTGAGCTGATCGCTCATGGGTGACACCTCGTTCGCCTCGGCGGCGATAGCCGCGGACGTATTGGCGTCCGCACCAAACAGAACCACGCTCACTTCACGAAGCATCGTGCGGCGAGCAACACTGATCGGCCCGACGAAATCGCGGCCGTTGACGGTTACGGTCGTGCCCGCGGGCACGTTCTCGAACGACAGGGCATCGGCACCGATCGACGCCTGGAGCGGGACGCCGGCCTTGGCAAGCCGGATGAGCTTGTCGCTCGCTGGCTCGCCGGCGATCAGGTCGCCTGACAGCATCAACTGCTTGCCGTCGTTCGTTGACGAGCCCTTGCCGATCACGGAGTCAAGGAGCGGCATTTCCTTGCCGTGGCCGTAGAGGATTGGGGTCGTCTGGCCAGCCGACATTCCTTCCAGGTCCACGACGATCGGCGTCCGACTCCACCCCTGCCGGATGGCGGCCCCGGTGTAGGCGGTCATCTCAAACGTGGGGACGCTGCCCTCGCCGTCTGCGGCGAGCAGGTTGAAGTCGGCGTTGAGTTCAAGGCGGCTCATGCGGGTACGTTCTCCTGTGCCGGGGCCGGGCCGGGCGTCTTCACGACCGGCTCAATCCCAAGTTCACGCTCGAGCGACTTTTCCACCGACCGCTGCCGGAGCACCTGACGCCAGTCCTTGTTTCGCCGCTGGCAAATCTCCGCAAGCGTCGCGGTGTTGTTGCCGATCTGGGCCGCCTCGGCCTCGGCCTCCTTGAGCGGATCGACGTGGTCAAAGCCGTCCCACGACCACGACCAGTTCCACTCAGCAACCGGCGGCAGACCGTCAGGGATCAGCCCGGCGACGAGGGCGGCTTCGTCAAGCCATGCCTTGAGAAGCGGGTCGAGAAACACCCGCTCCACGTCGTTTCGCTCAACGCTGATTCGCTTGCGATACACCAAGTAGTCGCCGCGCATCGAACTGTAGTTCGCCATGCTGCTGTCCATCGCAGCCACGATGTATGGCATATCGACTGCACGAGCGCACTCATTCAGCAGCCGACGCACAAACTGGTCGTGCGTGGAAACTGGATGCTCCGACCGCATCTGCGTGATGTCGTAGCCGTCCGGGATCGCCGTCATCATGCCGCGGGCGACCGGCATCGTTTCCCAGTCGGCGATATGGGCCGCCCCCACTTGGTCGGGCGACATGGTGCTCTTGAGAATCGCCGCGAAGTCTGCCGCCACCTCGGCGGCCGTTACGGTCGCCAGCGTGAACCGACGCATGAGGGCAAACAGTTCGATCGCCGGCGTCAGTTCTGGCACTCCGCGATGCTGCCCAGGGCGTGTGGCGTGGAACCAGTGGTACACGTCCTTCGCGTCAACCCAGCGGCCTTCCTGGTTCCAGCCGGCGTAGCTTGAGCCAGGGTGTCGCTTGAGAATCCAGTACCGAGAAGAAACACCGTTCTCGTCGTACACCACCCCGTCAACGTCTTGCTCGTTCGGGAAGCCGTCCGGCGAAGCACACTGATCGGCCTCAACCAGCCGCACGTCGAGTTGAACGCCGTCAAGCCGTGTGTTGTTCGTCTTGATGCCGAACACCTCGCCGTCACTGATTTTGGCGATCTTGGCGATGCGCAGCTTCTTCGCTAGGTCAACCTCAACCGACCAGTCGTAGACGGCAAGCTCCACCTTGCGGCAGAGGTCGGCGTCCACGTCGGGGCCAAGGTCGAGCTGCAGCCGCGGTCCTGTGCCGATCAGGTCGTGTGCCCAAGTGCTTGCCATGCCGGCGGCATACGAGTTGTTCCCGACCTCGTACCGAACACGACTGCGGATTTTCCGGCGAACCTCCGGTGACAGGGCGGCGTCGGCAGAAAGGAAGTCAGCCATCGACCAGTGGCGGGTGTTGAGCGACGTTGTCTGTGCCGCGTCGTACCGGGCACGGATCATCTCGGTGATTGCAATACGCTGCGATTCCACCGTCTGGCGGAGATCGGCCGGCCTCTTGAACCAGGAGAGCAGCCCCATCAGCCGCAGCCCCCTGGGAGTTCGATGTTTGCCCGCCGCACCGCGGCAAACGGCGAGAAGGTTCCGCCGCTGGCAGACCGATTGCCGATCACGAACTTGGCGGCCTCAATCTGCTTGTCGAGGTCGTGCTGCTCCACTTCGCCGGCGTCCGTGCGGGCACGCTTCGGCTGGGCGAGATTCGCCGCCACTGCGTCAAGAACGTCGGAGTTGTCGGCCACTGGAGGCTCCTGGTGCAGGATGCTGCCGCATCCCTACCACCAGTGTACCAGTGTTCAGTAGCCGGATGGCGTCACGCCACGTCCGCGAACACCTTCGCCGTGATCGCCCCCAGGACCGCAGGCGTCGGCCGGATCGCCTCGTCGATGGTCAGCAGCCGGTCGCCCGGCATCAGCGAGACGAGGTTGTCGTCTGCGTATGGCGAACGCTGATACCACTGGCGGGTCAGCCTGCAGACCCCGTACCAGGCGAGGTACACGTTCGCTGCCCGGTGGTACCAGTCGAGCGACAGCCCGAGCCCGGGATTCGCAGCAAGCTCTGCGAGGACCATCGTCTCGCACTCACGCTCACACTCCAGGATCATGCGGATCGCGTCGTCTCGTTGCTGCGGGGTCATCTCGACGACCCCCTGGAGCCATGCGTCGAAGAGGTACCAGGCACAACAGTCCCCGCCTAGGCGGGCCAGCCACGTCGGCGAGCTGGAACGCCACTGGCGGTAGTGCTGGTATTCGTGAACGAACACCGAAAGCCAGACCTGCGGCGACACTGCCCGAGCCACGAAGAATGTTGGCCCATCCTCATCGAAATACCCGCCGAGCTTGCCGCCGTAGGCATTGCCGTCCTCTTCGGCGAGCGTCACCGTGACGCCTGCGGCCGTCATGTCGGCCACGGCCGACTGGATGTACGCCTTGGCCTGGTCCGTGAGTCCATCGACCATGAGCGTCCTCCGCTGCCGTGTGCCGCTACCCCCATTTTACGGCAGGGACGAATCACCGAGACGCCAGCAGCCAGAGGCCGATGTTTGCGAAGGCGTAGCCAGCGTAGGCTACGGCCATCGGCACGTTGCCACGCCAGAACTGCTCGAGGCAGACGTAGGCGTAGATGCAGCCGGTCAGGGCGATCAGGTGGGCACTCACTTGGGATCCTCCCGGCGTACTATGCAGACCCAGATAACACCCCTGCTTCGCGTCTCGCGGCCGTGCGGCGTCGATTCCGTGGGGTGATATGCAGCAGGGGCCGCGACTATGCGGGTCCGCATAAACAGTGGTTCGCCGA